TATGGTTCATTAGTTACGCTCCTAGTTGATAAAAGAATAGAAAGAAAAAGCCACACATTGCGACACAGTAAAAGAACTGTATCGCGTAGGCTTTGATAATTGTGCTTTTGGTTTTAATCATTAGACCGCTTCCTTATTAAGATCAGTCAAGATATATTCACCGCTAGCAATCTTCTTTCTAGTTTCAGCTATATTTTCATTTAAAAATTGATTTCTGTATTTTCCAGTAGTTACGGAATAATCCCAGTAATAAGAATCAAGATATGTTCTATCATATTCTTTAACTGCTATTACAGAATCGTAACTTTGAAATGTGGTTGTACGCTCTGTGGTTATTATGAATTGATTGGCAACTTTATTTCCGTTACTGCTTTTCATGTTTTCTACTTTTGTCATGTTTTTTCTCCTCTGTTTAATTAATGACAAATGCATTATTGCACACTTTCGCCCACAACGTCAACCCTTTATCAATATCAATTCACAATAACCATTAAAAATGCTTTAAAATAAAAGGATGCAAGGGACACAAAACAATTCAATTATGGAACATAAAACACCTAAAAAGAGAGGAAGAAAGATAATTAATATAGATTATGATCGTCTTGAGCATCTTGCTTCTTTGAATATGGGAACTATGGAGATATGTCGTAATCTCGGCATTTCATGGGATACGTTTGACCGAAACAAAAAAAGAAAGGCGGAATTTGCGGATGCTTTACAGAGAGGGAAAGCAAAAGGAATTCAAAGAGCAACTTCTCGGCTCATGGATAAAATAGACGATGGCGAGTTTCAGGCCATCCAGTTCTACTTAAAAAATGCCGATTCGGACAACTGGGCAGATCGCCAGGAAGTAAATCACCAACTTAACCTCTCTAGTGTGTTACAAGAAGCGCAAGGACGTATCATCGAGGGCGAAAGAGTAAAGGAAGTAACCAATGCGGATCAGTTCCTAATAAAAGAACCGCACGATCTAAAACAAAAGGATAAATAACTGGTATGGCGCATAATCTAATCTCCCTAGTCTGATTGCCTTTTGACGGATGCCAGCAGATCAACTCTCCGATCTGACCCCCCCGTCAAACCCTTCGGGGGTGCGATATATATATACAGTATGAAATAAAATTTTATGAAAAATTTTCCAAATAAAAAATACAACATTATTTATGCTGATCCACCTTGGACATATAGCGATAAAAGAAGTGGGTCTGGATATAAAAACCCAAACGGTGCTGGTGGTGCAAATAAACATTATCCAACCATGTCTTTGAAAGATATTTGTGATATGCCCATACAAGATATAACTGATGAAAATGCTATGTTGTTTCTTTGGTGTACTTCTAGTTTATTAGATTATGGTTTTGAAGTTATGCAACATTGGGATTTTAAATATAAAACTATGGGTTTTGTTTGGGTAAAAATGACTAAAGATTATTCTAAGCCTTATTCTGGCATGGGTTTTTATACTAATCAAAATGCAGAATTTTGTTTACTTGGTTTAAAGGGCAAGTATTGGAGAGAGGCAAAAAACGTAAAGCAAATAATACAAGAGCCCAGAGATAAACACTCTAAAAAACCATTAGATATTAGAAAAAGAATAGTTAGCTTGTGTGGCGACTTGCCTCGTATAGAGTTATTTGCAAGAGAAACATCTGAAGGTTGGGATAGTTGGGGTAATGAAATATGAAATACAGTCCACAAGAAGAAAAAGAACTGATGACCTCCCTCTGGTCACTTAACATAAAAGATGATCCTCTAAACTTTGTTCGCTTTGTCTTCCCTTGGGGTCAAAAGGACACCCCCCTCGAGCACTTTGAAGGGCCAAGAAAGTGGCAAGAAAAAATTTTGCGAGATATTGCAATACACATACAACGTAACAACTCTATTGATATGCCAGAGATGTTTCGTCTCGCAGTCGGATCAGGTCGTGGAATAGGCAAGTCTGCCTTAGTCGCATGGATCATCTTATGGATGCTCTCCACTCGCCTTGGCTCAACTGTCATCGTCACCGCCAACACCGAGCAACAGCTACGCTCAAGAACATGGGCGGAACTCGGTAAGTGGCTCACACTCTCCATACACTCTCATTGGTTTCAAAAGACAGCAACGACCATCAAACCCGCAGCCTGGTTTGAAGAAGCACTCGTTAGAGACTTAAAAATAGACACAGGCTACTACTACGCACAAGCGCAGCTCTGGTCAGAAGAAAACCCAGATGCCTTCGCTGGTATTCACTCCAGCTACGGTGTGTGCCTTATTATGGATGAGGCTTCAGGTATACCCGCACCCATCTACTCTGTGTCAGAAGGTTTCTTCTCAGAGCCTACCCCCAATCGTTTCTGGTTTACCTTCTCCAACCCCAGAAGAAATTCAGGGCCTTTCTACGACAGCTTCCACTCCAAACGTGCCTTTTGGAAGTCGGAGCAGATAGACTCTCGTGACGTAGAAGGAACAGACAAAACACTCTTCCAGAAAATGATAGAACAGTATGGAGAAGACTCTACTGTATCTAGGGTAGAAGTCATGGGTCAGTTTCCAAAGGCAGATGACGATACCGTTATTCCTATGGACTTAATTAATTCTGCGATAGACAGAGACGTAACACTTGCAGCGAGCGAACCGATTCTATGGGGATTAGACGTAGCTCGTTTCGGTGGCGACAACTCTGCACTTTGCATACGACAAGGAAATACAGTTTTAGAAATAACCACATTTAATTCTATGGACTTAATGCAGTTGTGCGGTGCAATAAAAAATCGTTATGACGACTCAACGGTTATGGAACGACCACAAGAAATATTGGTTGACGTAATTGGTTTGGGTAGCGGAGTTGTGGATAGATTAGCTGAACAGAATTTACCTGTGCGTGGTGTGAATGTAGCCGAAGCACCGAGCACGAAAAAGAATTATTTAAACCTACGAGCAGAGCTTTGGTTTGCAATAAAGGATTGGTTGGCGCAGCGTGATTGCCGACTTCCTAATAATGACGAGCTTGCTTCGGAACTCGCTGCGCCTCAATACAAATATACATCATCTGGAAAAATTAAAATAGAAAGTAAAGACGAAATGCGTAAAAGAGGTATAAAATCTCCAGACAAGGCAGACGCATTAGCTCTGACGATGGCAAGTTCGGCTGCATCCTTTGGTGGCAGTCAAGCGTTTATGGGTTATAATTTCAAGAAACCCTTGAAGTCAAGAATATTTAGAGTGGGATAATTTATGGCAAATAAAAAAGCAAAGCAGATCGAAGCAGAAATTGAAATGCAACTGAACGAAGATACGGACTTAATGAATCTATCGGGAGTTATCAAATCAGAGATGGATGACGCTCGTGATTTCATCTACCAAGTCGGAGAAGAAAGAGCAGAGTCTACAGAATACTATCTTGGCAATGAGCCAGAATCGACAAGCACATTACAGTCTGAGTTTATCTCTACTGACGTTAGAGACACCATACTGTTTATGCTACCGTCTATCATGCGTACTTTCTTTGGTACTAAGAAGGTAGTTGAATTCATTCCTAAAGGGCCTGAAGACATACAGCTTGCCGAACAGCAAACAGATTACATTAACCATGTTATCCAACAAAAGAACAACGGGTTTAAAGTTTTATACGATGCGTTTAAAGATGCACTCGTTAGAAAGACAGGATTTGTCAAAGTGTTTTGGGATGACTCACTTGATGCAACTACGCACGAGTATTCCAACTTAGACCCTCAGTCTTACCAAGCTTTAGTGCTTGACCCTGACGTAGAGATTATTGAAGAAGAGATAACCAAAGAAACGATTACTACACTTGACCCGCTAACACAGGAAGAAGTCACACAAGAACTGCCTGTCAGTTACGACCTCACCATTAGAAGAGTTAAAGAGAGAGATCAAGTGTGCATGGAGTCTGTACCACCAGAAGAGATACTTATATCCAGACACGCTAAAGATTTAAACAGCGCATCTTATGTTGCACACCGTATGGTTAAATCGGTATCTGATTTAATCGCTATGGGTTACGACCCTGAAGAGATTGAACAACACGCGGGCTATGGCGGTAGTGCAGTTGATCCAGAAGCTTACGAAGAAGTACAAGCGCGTAATCCTTTTGACAACATGGTTTATCCCGACAGGAATGATGCGGGTGGCAAAGACGTTTTATACATAGAACACTATTTATTCTACGACTTTGATGGCGATGGTATAGACGA